GTCGGTGAACAGCCAGTCGAGGTCGTCGTCGTCGAACACCGGGTCGCCGGTCTCAGGGTCGAACACGCACGCCGTCAGCAGGAAGCCCCACAGAGCCTCCTGCCGATCCGAGTTCGACTGGTCGTCAAGGTCGGTGTAGTTCGCCATGAGCGCACGCTGACGCGCCGACATGGATCGAATCTCAACCGTGACGTCCCACTCCGGGATGTCGACGACCTCACGTTCGAGGTCGCCTGCCTGCTTGATCTTGTCTTTGATGGACACTTGGGTCACTCCTTAGGGTTGTGGGTTAGATCAGAAGGTGGTACGGGTGACGTCACCGGTGACCTGAAAGTCAGCCGAGTAAGTGACGACGTCGCCGACCGGGTTCGAGATCGAGAACGACGTCAGGATCGCTTCACCCGTGTACTTGACGTTGCCGCCGGTGTCACCGGCAGGGCCGTAGATGAAGGTGCGGCTCGCAGGCTCGGTGCCGATGAAGTAGCCGTCGACGGTCGCGTCCCAGATGCCGGAGACCGACAGGGTCGCGTCGCGGAGGCCGACGATGTACGACTTCGAGGTCGAACCGAACGCAGTCGTCTCGGCGGTGTCGATTGTCTCCGGGAAGTCGACGCTGGTGAGCGTGTCGCTGATGTCGCGGGAAGTGCCGCCGGTGTCGTCGATCTCGAAGTGGGTCGACTTGCCGTGAACGAAGGTGGGCATTTCTATTCTCCTGTGGGATCAGTAGCGGGCGAACGCTACATGGAACGTGATGGCACCGCTGGTCGCGGCTGTGGACGCGGTTGCCCGCAAGTAACGGTCGACCGTGCCGGTGACCGCCTTCTGCTCGACCGTCTTGGTGGCGGACGAGACGGAGGTGAATGAGGTCAGGTCGGCGAACGTAGCGTCGTCCGCTGAGTCCTGAACCTTGATCGTGACTGCCGCGTCGAGGGTGTTCGCGACGACATGGAGGTTCGCCATGCCGCCGTTCGCGGTGGACGCCGTGTTGTCGGTCGAGGCGAGGTCGCCGAGCGAGCCGAACGCGATGGACGCTCCGGTCGTCAACTGGACGCCTGACTGGATCGAGTAGGTGAGGTTCGCGGTGGCGTCGGTGGAGGCATTGAAGTCGGCTGTCACGGTCACGATGTCCGCTACCGGCGACGAGATCGCATACGACGTCTGATGGGCCTTCGCGAGGACGGAGCGGTTGCCGATCGTCCCGGCCTGAAGGTTCACGGTGATGATCGGGGTCGTGGTCGCACCGAGGATCGCGGACAGTTCCTCGTCGGAGCCGTCGGTGTCCTGCGCGAACATGCCGGACAGCGACAGCGTGCCGTCGGTCAGTCCGACGATGTACGACTTCGAGGTCGAGCCGAACGAGGTGGTCTCAGCGGTGTCAGTCGAACGTGAAGTGTCGACCGAGTTGAAGTAGGAGGACAAGTCGAACTCGTCGAGCAGGACTTCGGTCCCCTTACCGTGAACGAACGTGGGCATCAGTCGATCTCCTCATCGAGGTCGTCGAGGTCGTCGTCGTCGAGGTCATCGAGGATGTCATCATCGACGGTCGGCTCGGGTTCGGGTTCCGGCTCCGGGTCGGGTGCCGGGATGGACTTCGCGGTCTTGCCGCCGTCGGCTTCGAGCAGTCCCTTGTCGATGAGCCATTGGGCCTTCGCCTGAGTCATCTCGATGATGTCGCCCGGCTCGTAACGGCGACCGCCAGCGTCGATTCCTCGATCGCCTTCGGGTCCGCCTGTCACTCTGAACTTCATCCGGTCCTGTCTCCTCGATGGGTAGGCGCAGGAGTCGTGAGCGACTGACGGTCACGGCGGACACCTGCGGCGACGAGCGCACTACTGGTCGGTGATGCTACGCCTGTCGGCGTTCTGGCCGTTGTAGCGCAACAGTTTCCGGGCTGTACTGAGATTCCTCGAAGATAGAGTTGCGAGGGTCACACCTATCGTGTACAATCGCGGTTAGTGGGAGAAACAACGAACCGAAGGGAGACCCACATGACCACGAACACAACTACCAGCAGGTACTACTTCGAGAAGTGCGAGACCAGCCCGCCTTGCGAGCATCCCCTCTGCCACCGCCTCCACCGGCGGTTCGGCTACCGCGTCGACCGGCATTGGGACCCGGTTCAGGAGGCCCACATGGACTTCGCGCATTACATCACGCGCTACTTCTGGGTCATCATGGACCGCGAGACCGGCGAGCGTGCGTTCTGCGGCGAGCAGTTCGACACGAAGCGCGACGCCGTCCGGTTCTTGGAGAGGCAGTCGTGAGCGGCGAGACGATGGTGCGGCGGCGGGGGAGCACTTCCCCGCTCGCCGACCGCGACACCGCGACCACCCTCCCCGACGGCAGGCACCTCGACATCGGCGACGAGTTCACCGTCCCCGGCGCAGGCCGATTCCGCCTGAAGGCGATCCGCCCGAACGGAGAACTCAACGGCTGGGGACCGATCACCTCGAACGGCACGATCCCGAACGGAGGGATGCGGACCTTCCGTCCCGACTCGGTGCGGACCGTCCACCGCGACGCCCGCGCCATCGACACGCTCCACGAACAGGAGGACAACTGACATGACCGACGTCCTGTATCACGCGACATGGCCGAGCCATGCCGACGCGATCGAGCGTGACGGGCTGATGCCCGGCACCTTCTTCGCGAACACGCCCGGCTACGCCGCCGCGTTCCTCGCGATGCGACCCGGCGAGTTCGTCGGCATGATGACCCTCGACACACCCGACGGTCCGATCGAAGTGCCGAACATCGTCCGCCACGACGAGGTCGTCGTGTTCGCGGTCCATGTCGACACACTCGACGCCGACCGGCTCGACGAGAGCCACGACCATGTCGCCGCGTTCTACCCGGCAGACCTCCGATGCTGGGAGTACCACGACACGATCAGCGCGGACGCACTCATCCGGTTCGACCCGATCAACATCTTGAAGGTCGCCTGATGAGAGACCTCGTGTTCGTGTTCGCCGCACCCGCCGTGTTCCTCGCGGCGCTCCTACTCGCTGTCATCGTCGACAAACTCACAGGAAGGAATGGGAAGTGATCGACCTACTTCAGACCATCAGCATCGCGGGCCTCGCGCTCGCACTAGCGCTCCACGCGAGCGGGAAGGCAGGACGGTGATGTCCGGCGACACGACACTCGACGAACCGGCACCGGTCCCGGGCTACTCGACGAAGATCGACACCGGGTTGATCGACCAGCGGCTCCCGGTCGGCGAGATACTCATCGAGGTGTGGGCCGACGGGCAGGTTCATCTCGCGTTCCGTGGACAGCCTCACCACGGCTGGCCCAAAGGCGCGTGGACGGTCCTGCCCGGATCGTTCCAGTAACCTACGACACGGACGGTACGGACCGACTTAGACTTCGGAGGGAGCCGCTATGACCACGATCATCGAACGACTCAGAAACCGACGCGCCACCGTCGACTACTCGACCGCGACTCTGCTTGAGGAAGCGGCTCGGGAGATCGAGCGTCTCGCTGACGAACGTGAGACGTACCGGCAGGCGGCGGAGTACCTCAGGGGTGACTCCTCCGCGAACTGGCCCGACGACGCCTGACCGTCATCATCCTGTAATCTGGTAACTCATGCGTGTGTGTCTCGCGGCGTTCGCCGCCGTTACCCTGCTCTCGTCGTGCGGGGCTGGAGCCTCCTTTCAGGGTTCTCCCACAAGTACCCAAGCCTCCGCCCCGCACGACGTACCACCTGTCGACTTCGCATCCCCAGAGAGCGCCTCAGAGCCGCCTGTGTGGACCGTCCCGGCGTCTCCGCCGCCGCGACCGTGGACTCACCCTGATCCTCAACCTCGGCCTCCTGAGCCGACGATCCGTGCGGCAGAGTTGCCGCCGCACCGGTCAAGCGCACCGGACTGGCGGTGCGACGAGTGGATGCCGCTCGCCGTCGAGATCGGCTGGCCCGAGGACGAGTTGCCGAAGTTGTCGTACGCTGTGTACCGCGAATCACGGTGTCGACCCGATCAGCACAACCCGGACGACCCGATGGGCGGCTCGAACGGGCTCGTCCAGATCAACCGGTTCTGGTGCCGACCGTCTCAGTACTGGCCGGAAGGCTGGCTTCAGACTCAGGGTGTGCTCGACGACTGCGACGAACTGTTCGACCCGGAGACGAATCTGCGCGCGGCGCTCTCGATCTGGGAGAACTCCGGCTGGGGGCCGTGGAACCTCTAACGGTCGCCGAGGTCGGACTGGTTGTCAGCCTTACAGCGTGAGCACTTGATGAGCCACGGTGCGGTGACGATCTCGGCGAGGAGCCGTGAACAGTTCGCGCAACGGACCTTGTGACGGGTCTTGCGCTTCGACTCGGGCTTCGACCGAATCTCCGCGTACGGGTCCGGCGGGATACTCATGTCTCTCGCTGGACCCGGAAGTTCTGCGCGAAGATGACGCGGTCAGCGGAGTCACGTTCGAGCGGGAACGGTGACTGGATCGCGGCGACCCGGTGGTAGCGGGTCGCGGTCAGCGTCTCGTTCAGGATGCCTTCGAGCGCGGTCCACACCGACAGGGCGAGCGTGTTCGCGGACGAGTAGCCGGGTGCGCGGACGTTGACCTGAATCCTCGGTTGCTCGACTGGTGGCATCGCGTCGCCGCCCATCGTCGAGACCGGTGTCTCGCCGCCGTACTCGTAGATCGCGACGCAGGTGTCCGGGGTGTCGGGGAGACGTCCGAGGAACAGGTTCGTGCCGAGCGTCAGCGAACCGACCTGCGCGGCGAGGTAGGTGCCGATGTCGTCGAGCGTCGCCATCAGATACCGCCTCTCGCCCGGATGACATGGAAGTGAGTGCGGATGCGCTCGACAAGTTTCTGCGGGTATTGAGAGGTCTCCTCTAGGAAGGGGAACTCCAGATACTTCGGTGATCCGCCTTCGGTGCCGGGTGCGGTGGGACCGGCACCTCCACGAGCACGACTCGGGTGTGACAGTTCGAGTTTCTCGTGCTGGTAGAGCGCGTACGGCGTGCCGTACCTGATCTCGATCTCCGGGCTCGTCGTCGTCAGACCTCGACGTTGGTAGTTCATCGACGCTCTCAGGTCACCGGTGTCGATCGGCACGAGTGTCTGTGAGGCATCACCGATCGCGCTCGCCGCATCGTTCAGCGCGGCACCGATCGCGACGGTCATCTCCCGCGAGTTCGCTTCGATCGCTTCAGCGAGTTCGCGAAGGCCGAGCACGTTGACATCTATCCCGCCGCGCTTCGCCATCAGCCATCCCCCAGCGACACCACGACGAACTGCTTGCCGTGCTCATCCCACCGTTCGTCGATCTCGACGATCGGACGGATCGACCCGTCAGGGAACTCGATCTCGTCATCCTTCGACACCGACAACGTCGACGACGGGATGTACGCCTTGTACTCGATGATCTTCTCGTCGCGTTCGAGATCGGCGTTCGTGCGCGTCACCTTCTCGATGTATGCGGCGTACGACGTCGCTGAACCCGAGTACTGGGGCTCGCCGTAGTTGTTCAGCGACGACAGGACACGGATGTTCACCGAGCGTGTCGTGAGCGGCTTCAGCGCCGTCAGGAACGCCGTCGACGCGGGCATAGTCAGTCGGCTCCGGGACCGTAGTACTGGACGCCACGGATCGTCTGCGACCGTCCGCCGTCGCGGACGTTCTCGAACTGGCCGGACGAGAACCAACTGCGGAAGATGTCGGAGTTCTCCTCGTCGATGTCCTTGTCCGAGATCGTGATGCCGCCCGCGTACGGGATCGGGACACCGCCCTCACGACCGGACAACGCCTTCAGCGATGCGGCCTGCTCACGGTACGCCTTCGCCCGCTGACTCATCGACACCGACAGGTCCCCGATCTGCTTGTCGGCCTCGCGTGCGAGTTTCGACGCGATCGTCAGACAGCATCGATACGCGGCGTCATACAGCGCGGTCGTCCCGGTAGACGTTCCGGACGCCTCCGTGTTGACCCACGCGATCTCCTCATCGGAGAGCAACTGGTCGGTCGTGTCGGTGTCACCGATCAGGAACCGGATCGCGTCACGAGCGTTCGCGGCAGGGTCACCGCCATAAGTCCAACTCATTGGATGCTCCCGTCATAAGTGACCTGCTCGACACCCTGTAGACCGAACGATGCCGAGATGACGTTCCGCCACGTTCCTGACGAGGCGTGCCATTGAAGCAGGTCGCCGTCGGCGAGGTACTCGTCAATGCGGACATCTTCGGCCTCGGTAAGTTTGGCTCCCCATGTCGGACGGACGACAAGCGTCCCGTTCTGCTTCGAGTTGAGCGCGAGTGCGACGGTCACAATGTTGTTAGGTGCGACCGGAGCCTCCGTTACGAGCGCACCGGCTGTCGTCGACGACGCGAACAGGATGTCGCCCGGCGTGAAGTCGGTCGTGTCGATCGACATCAGTTTCCCGAAGTGGAGA